GGGATTCGGCACCTGGACCAACCTGGCACAGGACTTTACCCCCAATGAACGCTACGTGGTCACCCCGGGCTCCGCCTTCGGCGAAGGCAAGGTGGAAGCACTCTTCCGCGCTCTCGACGTGGCGGGCGTTCCTTTCTACCCCGATCCGTATTGCCCCGAGGGAACGCTCTATCTGCTCAACACCGACTATCTGTCGCTTTATGTTCACGAGCGGGCGTCTTTCTATTTTACTGGCTTTGAGAGCACCCTCTCCAACGGCCAGTTCGGCTACATCGGCGCGCTCCTGACCCTGCTCGAGATGGTCGACGTGAAATGCAAGGCGCACGGCAAGTTCGACAACATCGCGTTTCTGCCAATCTAAAGGCGGGCGCGTAGCTCATCAGGGTGCTCGCACCCGTCTGCGTGAGGTGACACCATGAGGATCGGTGGCGCGTTTCCATTCAACCCGGCGGGCTCGTTCCCGATCGCGCTCGGCGCCGGTGCGTATTTCTATGTGCCGCCCGGCCAGTACCTGATGAACCTGGGGCCGCTGACCGCGCTGCAATGGTGGGATCCCACCGGCTACACCTGGCGCGGCGGACTGTCGGCCACCGACCACGCCTTCCAGCTCTCGTGCGACGGCTACAACTATCGCCTGGCCAATGTGTCGGGCGCGGTGACCGCCACCAGCGGCCTCGTTGCCGGCTCCGGCGGCGTCAACGGCATTGGGCCGACCGCGACCGGCTCCACGGTGGCGTTCGCGGCGGGCGCCGGCCTGACCGCCAAGGGCTATGTCATCGTCGGTGGCGCTCTGGCGGCCCCGACCGTCACCCAGCCCGGCGCGCAGTTCACGGCCGTACCCCTCATTCTGATCGATCCGCCGCCGGCCGGCGGCATCCAGGCCACCGCCGTTGCCACCATCACGGCCGGTGGGGCGCTCGCCACCGTCACCCTGGTCAATCCCGGCGCCGGCTACGCCACGCCGCCCAACTTCTATGTGATCCCGCAGTTCCTGGACTATCCGGGCGCGCCCGCCATCCCGGGCGTGATCCCGAATCCGCCCACCCCGGTGGCGCCCAACTTCCCGCCCGGCCTCATCGCCATCGGCCCCGGGGGCGGATCGGCCGCCTACATCCCGCAGAACTTCATGCAGGGCCTGCAGGGCGCATTCCCGTTCTCGTCCGGCGCGCTGGTCACCTCCGGGGCGCTCACCGGATCCGGCACCCTGACCGGCATCGTGATCACCGAAGGCGGCTCGGCCTATGCGGCGGCCCCCGCCATCACCTTCGGGGGCACCGCGCTCGGCACCGCGGCTGCCACCGCCGTCCTGGGCGCCGCCGCCGCCTCAGACACCTCGATCATCCAGGCCTTCATCAATGAATAAAGGCGCCCCCTGATGGACTGGTCCACTTACACGGAGCTGCTGGACGAGTTGGCCCAGGCGCGCCGCGACGCCTACGAAACCGCGCCGCGCACTACCCCCGCGCATGTCGACGCCGCCATCTTCCTGGCCATGATGCAGGCGCTTGACCAGTACATGAAGAGCCACCCGACTCCGGTTCTGTCCGCGCTGACGCCCGATACGGCGGTTTCCGGCGATGCCGACCTTACGCTGTCCTGCGATGGCACCGATTTTACCGCCGATTGCGTCATCGTGTTCGGTTCCGTGGACGAGCCGACCACCTTCGTGTCCGATACCGAGGTGACGACGATCGTAAAGCCGTCACTGTTCGCTCCCGCGGTCGTGCCGGTGACGGTGCGTAACGGTGCCAACAGGTCCAATGCGGTGGATTTTACCTTCACGGCGCCGCAAGTCGTCGAAGAGGCGGCGCCCGAGGAGGAGGCGACCGACGAAAACACGGATTCGACCACAAGGAGCAGGCATGGCCGCCGAAAATGACGACCTGGAACCCGAGATTATGTCCATCCGGGTGATCAACAACAACGATTTTACCATTTCCGACCGCTTCGACGGCGTGCCCTACACGTTCGAGAAGGACGGCAAGGCGCTTTCGATCCCGATCGACGCCGCCTACCACATCTTCGGCTGGCATCGCGAGGTGGATCCGGCGGTCATGAAGAACTACGTCATGAAACGCTTCGGCTGGAACACCCCGGCCATGCTGGAAAGCGGCCGCTCCGGGCTGTTCTACGATGCGCTCAAGTTCCAGCCCATCATGTACCGCATGGTGCCGGTGGAGGTGGACAGCAGCGGGACGCCGCTGCGCAAGGAACGCGCCCCGAAGCCGAATCGGCTGATGGACGCCGTCGATGAGCGGGAGGCGGCGCGAGCTGCACCGTAAAATGACCCATGCTCCTGTCCGATTACATTCTGCAGGTGCAGGAGCTGGTGCACGACACTTCCAGCATCGATTACACCACGTCTGAACTGACGGTCTGGATCAACGAGGCCCGGGCGCTGGTGGCGCGCGACTTTTGGTGCGTGCGCCAGTACATCACCAGCCTGACCACCATCGTGGGCCAGGAGGCCTATCCGATCACCTCGGGTGTTGGTGGAGCGAAAGTGACGGCCGGAGGGGTTTATGCATCGCCCCCGAGTGTCAGCTTCGCTCCGCCACCCGTCGGCGGCATCCAGGCCACCGGCACCGCCGTCATGGGCGGCAGCGGCGCGGCGCAGTTCGTTTCCTCCATAGCCATGACCAACTGGGGCCTGGGCTACACCTCGGCCCCGGCCGTCACCTTCGGCTCCGGCGCCGCCACCGCCACCGCCACCGCCATGCTCAACGTGCTGGACATTTACACGGTCTCGGCGCTCTACGGCACGCAGCGCACCATGCTGATGTGGTCGCCGTTCGGCAAGTTCAACGCCATCTTCCGCGCCAACGCCACCAGCGCCGGCCGGCCCGGGATGTGGAGCGGATACAACGAGCAGAACCTGTTCTATCTGTATCCCGCGCTGGTCGACCAGAACTACCCGCTGGAGATTGACGCCTTCGTGGAGCCATTCCCACTGGTCAACGCCACCGACACCGACAGCCAGATCCTGTCGCCATACTCGACCTGCGTGCAGTTCTGGGCCGCCTACAAGGCGCTGCTCAAGGCGCAGAACTTCGCCCAGGCGGACTATTATCAGAAGACCTACGAAGGCTGGAAGACCAAGCTGGGGGCCAGCCGCTTTGCCCCGCGGCGGCCCAACATCTACCAGAACGTCTGGCGGCGGGTGCAGCGGGGGTACTGATGCCAGGTATTACCGACCTGCAAACCGCGACCAAGAAGTTCATGGTGTTCTCCGGCTTCGAAACCATGGACACGCAGTCGGCGCGCGAGGCGCTGCCGCCGACCCGGCTGGCCTGGTGCGAGAACCTGCAGATCGTCGGCCCCAACCAGTTGGTGTCCTGCAACGGCCCGGCCTCGCCCATCAACAGCCTGCCGGGCGAGAGCATCTCCTCGCAGTATTTCGCCAACTTCACCCCGCCCGGCGGCGTCAATACCGACTACATCATCTGCTTCACCCAGTCGGGCGCCGGCTATCAGGTCAACGCCGCGACCGGGATTGTCGCCAAGTTCGCGCTCGCCGGCACCTTCTCGCCCACCCCCGACATGACGGTGTGGTCGTCGCAGCGCATCCTGATCGCCGACCCGGTCGCCGGCTACTGCACCTGGGACGGCAATGCCTTCGCGCAGAGCGGCGGGGTGTCGCCCAAGTTCACCATCACCAATGGAGGTTCCGGCTATGCGTCTCCCCCGTCCGTCACCATCAGCGGTGGATCGGGCTCCGGCGCCACTGCCCACACCATTATCACCGGCGGAGTGGTCACAGCAGTTGTTCTCGATGCCGCCGGGACCGGCTACAAGCCGGGGGACACCCTCACTGTCACTTTCGGCAGCGGCACGGCTGCTGCAAGCGCTATCGTCTGGCCAAGCTTTGGCGTCCCGGTCACTACGCTCGCCATCTATGCCGGCCGCGTCTGGCTGGCGGGCACGCGCTTCCTCACTTGGACGGGCACAAAAGGCTTCGACGATGCTGCGCCGGCGAATGCTGCGGGCTCAACGACCCTGAACGACGACGACCTGGTGCACTCGATCACCGCGCTGCGCGCGCTCAACAACTTCCTCTACATCTTCGGCGACAACTCGATCAAGTCGATCGGCACCATCACGGTGAGCGGATCAATTACGATATTCAACATCGTCACTCTGTCGTCGGATCAGGGCACCCCATTCCCCCGTGCCATTGCCTCATATAACAGGCTAATTCTGTTCGCGAATAAAGTCGGGGTGTATGCGATACTCGGGGCCTCGGTGGAGAAAATCTCCGATCAGATGGATGGGATATTTGCCTCGATCGACTACTCGCAGCCGATGCAGGCGGCGGTGAACGATCTTCACACATCTCTCCACACTTTCCTTCTATTAGTTCGCTACAAAGACGCCGCCGCCGGCTTCACCCGCTCGCTGATCATGTGCTTCTACAAGAACCGCTGGTTCGTCGCCAACCAGGGCAGCAACATGCTGACCATCTGCTCGGCCCCGATCGGCGGCATCATCGAGACCTTCTCCTCCTCCGGTTCCGACATTAGCCAGATCTTCCAGTCGCTGGTGCCGATCCCGATCATCCTGCGCACCTCGCTGTCGCCGAATCAAGAGATTCAGATCGGCAAAAAGGCCTTGTCGGGAGCGGTGGCGCTCTCCTCCGGCTCGCTCACCACCATGCACGGCACCTGCGACAGCGAAAACCTCAATCCCGGCATCCCGTTCCAGTTCCTGACCGCCAACCAGATCATCTGGCAGAACAATGCCGGCCAGACCATCCAGTGGCAGAACAATCTGTTGCAGAGCATCGCCTGGGCGTCGACCGGATTCGTCTATCAGCGGGTGAAGCTCGAGGGCTCCGGCGTGTTCCTCGGGCTGACCCTGACCGGCACCTTCGCCGGCCAGGTCGGCGGCGGCGGCACCACCGGGGCAGCGCAGGGACTGATCATCACCGCGCTGGTACTTGAATATCAGGACAAGGCTGTGCTGGCATCGAAAATGAGCGCATAGGAAACACCATGGCAGGAACATTCCCGAGCCCGCAGGCCGCCGTCGCCGTCAATGTCCCGGCCGCCAACAGCGTCACCGTGGTGCCGGCCAATCCCTCGCGCGCCGGGCTCTATGTGTTCAATCCCGGAACGGTGGCGATCTGGGTCTGCCCGTCGCTGTCGAACAATGGCCTGCCGCTCGCTGCCGCAGTGGCCGGATCCGGCTCGATCCCGATCCAGCCGCAGCAGGGCATCATGTTCGGGGCGCCAGGAATGCCGCCGTTCACGCAGGGCATGAACGCTATCGCGGCCTCCGGCACCACCAACCCGATCACACTTTGGGAACACTACCCATGAAAAACTGGCTCATCGTCGCCGCTGTAGCGTTCATTTCTCTTGTTGGCGCGGCGCAGTCGCAGCAGCCGGGCGTGACCGTCATCGGCGCCGTCACCCCGGGCCATTGCACCTCGTTCGCCTCGACCCTGCAATTGCAGGATGCCGGGGCTGCCTGCGGCGGCACCGGCGTGTCGGTCACCAGCGTGTTCGGCCGCATGGGCGTCGTGGTGGCGCAGCCCAACGACTACACCCTGACGCAGATTGCGCCCGGCACCGTGGCGGCGACCGGCGGCACCATCGCCAGCAGCGCCATCACCGGCGGAACTATCGCCAGCACCGCGATTACTGGAGGTACCATCAACAATACCGCCATCACCGGCGGCAACATCGACGGCACCGTCATCGGCGGCACCACTCGGGCGGCTGGCTCTTTCACTAGTGTCGCCATCACCACTCCCTTGCCTGTCACCAGCGGCGGCACCGGCGAGAGCGGAACCGCATGGACGACATTCGCGCCTGCGCCAGCGTGCGGCACCGCGATTTTCACGGTCAACTCGGCAAAATACAAGACTATCGGGAAAGTGACGCACATAAATGTTGACTTAGCAATAACGTCGATTGGTACATGCACCGGCGCTGCCGTCCTCAATTTGACGCTTCCCGTCTCGTCAAATAGCACTGCTCTGTTCCCTGGCTTTGAGTATGGTGGTTTTAACGTTGCCTTTGCGTGCAACGCGCTTGGGGCAGTAATGGTGCTGAATTGTCTTTCGTCGTCTGCGCTTTCGGTAAACTCTCATACGATAATTACCGGCACTTATGAAAACCAATGAGCGTGTGAAATGGCCATCTTCTTCCACTCCACGCTTTTGCCCAAGGACCCGATCGGCTTCTCGATCTGGCTACAGGAACATTATTTGGAGCACGCCCAGTTCGTACAAATATTCCAAGGCAAGTCGCCGCCGGTCTTCATTCCAGACTACAACTTCGCGCTCTGGAGCGACGACAAAAAGGTCACCAGCGCCTGGCTGGAGTCGCACCAGGCCGCGCATCAGGCGCTGCGCGATCGCACCGGCGTTTCCGGCATCGACCTGTCGGACGTTGATCTATCGCAGGACGATCAATTCACAGATTGGATAGATAGCCACGCTGCCGAGCATGCTGACCTTAGACGAGCGATGGGGATATTCTAATGGACGACATTCGCTTTGCCGTCGAGCAGTTGAGCCAGAACCTGATCCCGCAGTGGCTGCTGCTCGACCACTACGACGAGAACGCGCCCATCAAGCGGGTGTTCAAGCAGGATCTGGACTGGGCGCGCTACATGGAGGCGCAGGACAAGGGCGAGTTTTTCCTGGTCACCGCCCGGATCGGCATCGGCAAGCTGGTGGGCTACATGGCGATCTTCCTGCAGGCCCACTTGCATTATAAGCAGAGCAAGGTGGCGCTCGACGACGCCCACTACCTGATGCCGGAGTACCGCGGCCAGGGCGCCGGCAAGAAGATGATAGAGTTTGCCGAGAAGACGGCGACCGAGCGCGGCGCCACCGTGTTCTCGATGCGCTGCAAGGCGGACCAGAGCCACGGCTATATCTTCGAGGCGCTGGGCTACAAGCTGACCGATCTGGTGTTTCTGAAGGAGCTGACCCATGAGGAATAATCTGTGGCCGTGGGATTGGTGGGATTGGGGTCCGGTTTGGCTATGCAGCGCCGATGACGACGGCGGTGGCGACGATGGTGGCGGTGACGATGGTGGCGATGACGGCGGCGCTGCTTCGGCTGATGGCGGCGGCGATGACGATAACACCGGCAGCGGGGCCGGCGGGGAGGGTGACGGGAACACCGGCTATAGCGGCGGCAGCGAGGGCGGCAACGTCGGTGATGGGGATACCGGAGGCGCAGAGCCTGGTCCCGCCGATGGCCCGGACGGCAATGACCCAAGCAATGAGTTTGGTGGTGGCGTTAACGATAGCGGTACCCCAACCGGCCCCAGCGACGATGGTGGCAATATCGGTGGTGCGGATACTGGCGGGGCCGAGTCGGGACCAGCAGATGGCCCGAGCAGTGCCGACACCAGTGCTCAGGGCCGCGAGCAAGCCGCCCGCGATGCTGCTGCAGCCGGCGGTGCCCAGAGCGTTGATCCGGGCGCCGATCGCTTGGCCGGCCTGAGTGATGAGAATTTGTCGGAACAAGAACGGGTCTCCCGCGAGCAAGCCGCTGCGGCCGCCCGCGCGGGTGGGGGTACCAGCTCGCAAGACCCCGGCACTGATCTGACTGACCCGACCGGAGGCAACCAGAGCCCGTCAGCGGCTGCTCGCGCTCCAGAGGGTGGTGGCGGCCAGCAAGGCTCGCAGGTAACCACCGACCCCAACGACCCGACCGGCGGCAACCAGAGCCCGACGCTCGAGGCCGGTCTCGGCACCCGGGTCGGCGGCGACGTAGGCGCGGCGCTCAATGATGCCAACACTCCATCGGTGGACGTGACCAATGCCGCCAACACGCTAGGCCAGGGCGGCATCTCCTCGGCGCGCGATGTGCTGGCCGGCGACACCCCGGTGTCGCAGGCGCTGGACGCGGCCGCGCCATCGACCTTCAATCAAGAACAACAGCCTGGCATGTTCGACGCCCCAACCTTCAGCTTCGGGCAAGGCGCTCCTGCTCCAGCCAAAGACCTGATCGATCCGGGAAGTTTTCAGGACCCGACTTTTGCACCATATGGCAACCCGGACCAACAAGCTCCAGCGATCCAAGCGCCTCTCGACCCCGACCCATCGTTGTCTCCTCTTGAGTGGCCAAGCTATAAAACGCCAGACAACATAATAAGATCACCGCAAGATCCTTCGGTCGATCCAAGCATAGAGCAACCTAGCCCGGCATTCCAACCACCGGCCTCCCAAGGACAAGCCAGCATTGGCAACCTTATACAAAACATGCTCGGCATCGGCACGGCGAATGCGGCCAACGCTTTCGGCCCTGGTGAAAACCTGATGCCGCTGGGGCCATCGAACCCGAATCTGACAATGACCGGGCAGGGGCCGACAACCGAAACAATCGTTTCGCCGTGGGACGTTGGGGCAACTCCGATAGCTCCCTACCCCAACGTGGAGAACAACCCGTTCAATGTTAATCCCAAGCAACCAGGCGTACAGGATGCGAGCGATCCTTTTGGCAACATCACAGCCGTTGCGCAACTCTCGGAGCCAGATCCGGCGGCGGCGCGAGCCCAATTCAATGAACCAGCTGTTGCTGGCCTGCCAACTGCTGGCTCGACTGCGGCGCAGGTCAACCGAGCGCTAAAGGGCGATAGTCTGGAAACGGCTCAAGCCAGGATTAATCAGGCTGCGGAACAGGGTGAGTTTGACAACACCCTGCCGCTGGCTTCGCCCCAAGTGGCTGACAACGTACCGACGCCAACGCCGCGGCCGGATTCGGCGCCGCAGATTCCTGGCACCCAGGGGCCATCGCCATTCGATACCGCCCAATTCCCCGTTGGACCCGGAGGTGCGCCATCAACTCAGCAGGCGCCGCCTTCGCCCGACACCACGCCACCGGCACCCGGAGTTGTTGACGCTGGCCCAACCAAGACAGTGACCGAGGCACCGAGCGAGGGCCCGGGCGACACCACCACCCCGGAAGTGACCCGGGCGCTCAATTCGGCGGATGGCGGAGGTGGTACCAGCACATCGCCGGCCGCCAATGCGGCCATCAGCCCGCAGCAACTCATCCAGCCCATCCCGGGCGCGCCCGGTGGCGGCACCCAAGGCACCCCGGCTGCTCCCGCAGCACCCTCGCCGTTCGTGCCGCCAGGACCGCCGCCGCTCGAGGACATTGGCTTCGGCAACATCAACCCCAACGCCGGATTGTTCGGCATCCCTGGCCTGCCGGGCGGCGCGACCGGAGTCCCGGGCGGCATTCCGGGCCCCGTCCCGCCGCCGCCCAACCCGAATCTGGTGTTTGACGCCCTCAATAATGCGGTCGACACTGGCGCATAGGAGGCGACCATGGCCGTTGCGCTTGGCTTCATCGCTCCGGAGTTTCTCGGCTCCCTGTTCGCCGGAGGGGCCGATATAGCGGCAGCGGATCTTGGCGCTGCGGCGGCCGCCGACATTGGGGCAACGGCGGGTGCCGATATTGGCGCCGGCATCATCGGCGGCGACATTGCTGGCACGACCGCGGCCGAGGCGGCGGCTACCGGAGCGGCCGGGGAGCTTGCGGCCGGTGGTGCCGGTGGATTGGGCGAATTGGCGGCAGGCGCTGGCGCGCTCGGTGCCGCCGGAGCCGGAGCTGACATTGCGGCGGGTGCCGCGGGTGCCGCGGGTGACGTGGGGGGTGGCGTTGCGGGCGATCTGGCTGCCGCCGGTGGTGGCTTGGGCGAAGGGGTGGATAGCGCGCTGGCGCTGGCCGACACCGCCGCGCCGCAGGCTGGTGGCATCGACACCTCGCTGACCGGATTCCTCAGTGATCCGGGGGCCGCCACCGTCGGCATTCCTACGCCCGCTGCCACTCCTGCCACGTCCGCAGTCCCGGGCGCGATCGAGAGCAATCTGGGGGTCGGCGGCACGGTTCCGGCCTCGACCGAATTGGCAGGCGAGAACCCGAATCTCTTGGCCGCGCTCGGCCAAGCACCACCAACTCCGCCCACCGACCCAAGCCTGATGAGCTATGCGGCCTCGGCCAATCCGGCGCCAACGGCCGAGGGCATCGCCACGCCGGCCGCCACCACGCCATCTGAAATTACCACCAACGCCGATATTGTCGGACAGTTGGGGGCCGAGGGCGGCATCAGTCCCACCGCCAATGCAACCTCCGCCAATGCGTTGGAAGCCTTGAACAATGCACCGGCCGCAGCCGGCGGCGGTGGCATCACCAGCCAACTCGGCAACGTGCTCAACTCGCCCTGGACCAAGGCGGCCGAGCTGGGCATCCCGCTCGGCATGCTCGGCTACAATCTGGCCAAGGGCCCGGCCCCGATCGCGCCACAGGCCAACCTTGCGGTGCAGAATGCTGAAAACCAATTCGCGCCGCTGCAAGGCAAGGCGGCCGCCAACGTCGATCTGTACAATCAGACCGCCGCCGCCGACCTGAACCTGGCGAACAACTTCCAGATCAGCCCGGCGCAGGCGGCCGCCATCAAGACCGACTCCGACAACGCCAAGAACCAGCTCTACCAGCAGCTCGCCAACGAGGGGAACACCGACCCGACCAAGACCACGGCATGGGCGGAGGGCGTCAACCAGATCAATCAGCAGGCGCTGACGGCACAGGTGCAGATGGTCAATCAGTTGATCAGCACCGCCTTTCAAGCTTCCGGTGCCGCCACCTCGGCCATCGGCGCGTCCTCCGCCGTGACCAGCGCGCTCGACAAGACCCTGATGGATGCGGCGCAGTTGCAGGTGCAGCAGGATCAGGCCTTCCAGCAGGCGTCCAGCTCGGCGCTGCAGTCGTTCGGCTTGCTGGCGGCGCTCAGTGGCAAGTTCGGCGGTAGCAACACAACGGCAACAGCATGACCGACGACCAAAATGATCCTGGCACGGATCCCAATGACCCGACCGGAAGCAATCAGAGTGCAACGGCTGCTAGCCAGGGCGGCGATCCTACCGGCGGGAACCAAGCATCTGGCGGTGGCCCGCTGGGTGGTGCCGACCCGCTGCCGTCATCGGTCAGTCAAAGCGAATCCAAGAACGGTCATGCTGCTCCCCACGACGCAGTCTGGCAGGACATGCTCAAGGAACTGCGTGACGCGAAGGAAGAACGCGGTGAACTGGTGAAAGGCAAGCGCGCAGCCACTTCCGCGATGATCGATACCCTCGAGGCCGGCCGCCAGAACCTTACATCGCAGCCGCTGCCGGACCTGAAAGAGATTCCACAGCAGCCGTCGGCGCAGCAACTCGGCAAGGGCGCGATGGAATACATGCAGGTCGCCACCGCGCTCGGCGCGCTGGCCGGCGGGCTGGGCCGGCGCAACGCCACCTTTGCGCTCAACGCTTTCGGCAGTGCGATCAAGGGTTTTACCGAGGGCAACCGGCAGCAGTACGAGGCCAGCATCGAGGAATGGAAGGAGGCTTCGACGCGCCTGAAGGAAAACAACCAGACCAAGATCGACCAGTACAACATGATCTTCAACAACAAGAAACTGTCGATGGACATGAAGCTGGCGCAGATCAAGATCGTCGCCCAGGAGTACGATGACGAGATTACCTACAACATGGCGGACTCCAAGCAGTATCAGGCGCTCGGTCTGGCGATGGGAAGACAGGAGGATTTGCAACGCAAGCTTGAGGATGATCACAACAAGTCGGTTGCAGTGACCGACAAGATCAGATTGTCAATGGAGCTTGCGCAGGGACAGGTTCTCTCGCCGGATTCGATTAAAACGATTGCCGAGCAATACCTGGCAGGCGACAAGTCGGCAATCACCAATCTGTCGCGCGGCCCATCGGGCGGACGCAACATTATGGCGGTGCGCGATGCGATCACGCAACTTGCCAAAGAGAGAAACATGAGCGGGGCGGACGTTGCCGCCAAGGTGCAGGACTTTTCCGCCCTGACTGCCGGTCTGCGCGCCACCTACACCCGCGAGGCGAACATCGGCACTGCGGTGCAGACGGCCCTCGATTCTGGGCCGCTTCTGGCCCAGTCCGTCAATCAGTCAGCTGGAACCGGGCTGGCGATCTGGTCCGAAGCGGAGGGCAGATGGGCCGCACAGAAGGGTGACCCGAAATACCAGGACATGGTCGCCCGCGTCAACACGTTCAATAATCTCTATGCCAGAGCCATCAGCGGCGGCGTTTCCACTGTTTCAGGTCAAACTCATGCGCGCGAAATGCTCAGCCCGAACATGCCGCGGGATGCCATGAAAGCCCAAATCAGAGCCATGATGCAGGAAATGCAGATAGAAAAGCAGGCTCCCGGCAAGGTCCGTGAAAAAATGAAGATGCGCCCGCTCGACCAAATCTCCAAGGAAGATGTGATACCAGACGATGACATTTTCGGGCAAGGCGGTGGCGGCAATGCTGGCGGGGGTGGTGATGCCAGCGGTGGCAAACCGCAGCAGGTTATCCAGAACGGTCATACCTACGATCTGCAGCCTGACGGGACCTACAAGTAATGGCCGACGATAAGCCAGCGTTTGATCCGTCGCAGCCGTTCCAGCCGGCCAGCAAGCCTGCGTTCAATCCGAAGCAATCGTTTCAGGCGCTGCCGCCAGCGGAGCCGACCGAAACTGAGAAGTTCATGGGCGGCCTTACCTCATCTGGTGAGGGGATTGTACAAGGATTGAGCCACGTCATTCCCTCGGGTCCGAAGGCGGATATTTCTACGCTTCCCTTTAATGTGCAGCGCGCTCCCCCAGCGCCAAAGCCCGTCAAACGTGAGCCGGTCTCCGAACTGGACCCGGCGCGCATTGCGGGCGAAATGGCCGATCCGCTCAATTACATCGCGCCCGCCGGCATCGGCAAAGTGCTGCCGCGGGCCGGCTCGCTGGCCAAGAATGTGCTCGGTGGCGCCGTCACCAGCGCTCTGCAGCCGACCAGCGACAAGGATTTTGCGACCGGCAAGATCGCGCAACTCGAGCACGGTGCTGAATTTGGTGCCGGGGCATCGGTGCTCGGCAAGGCTGGGTCGAAGGGGGTCGACGCGCTCGGCGCCTATCTGGCGCGCGAGTTTCCCGAGAACGTCCGCTCGCAGGCGGTGCAGAAGATCCTCAAGCGGTTCGAGCAGGACAAGGCCGGCGGCGGGCTGACGGCCCAGCAGGCCATGGACGTGGTGAACGAGGCCAGCACGCGCGGCACGCCGCTGACCATGGCGGACGTGGGCGGCAAGCGGGTCAAGGCGCTCGCCGGCAACGTATACCGCGAGGGCGGCCCGGCGCAGGGCTTCATGGACCAATTGCTGGAGTCGCGCGACAAGGGCGCGGCGTCGCGCATGTCGCAGTCCATCAGCGAAAACCTGCATGGCGGCCCGTCCATGCAGAAGACCACCAAGGCCCTGATTGAGGCTCGCAGCGCGGCCGGCAAGCCGGCGTGGGACGACGTGCGCGCCATGGGCGGCATCTGGAGCCCACGCCTGCAACAGTTCATCGATGACCGTGCCGTAAAGGCTGGATTGTCGCGCGGCTATGAGATTGAGCGCTTGGAGAGCTTGGCCGAAAACCGCCCGTTCAACCCGACGCAGATGGGCGTCGACCTGGATGCCGAGGGCAACATCAAGCTATTGGCCACTCCTAACATGCGCGTGCTGCACATGGGCAAGATGGGGCTCGATGCCATGATTGCGGACGAGCGCAACGAGTTGACCGGGCGGTTGTCGCAGCGCGGCGTGGCGCTCGACAAGGTGCGGCGGGCGTACATTGGAGAAATAGACAAGCTCGACACCAAGGGCACTTACGCGAATGCCCGCGCCCTGTGGGAGGGACCGTCCGCCAGCATGGATCAGATTCGCGCCGGCCGGGCGGCGTTCCAATCATCTCCCGAGGAAATAAGCGAGCAGATGGCCAATCTCAGTCCAAGCGGCCGGGAGTTTTATCGCATCGGCATTGCGGACGCGGTGCGCGAGCGGCTGGCCAAGACCGGTGTATCTGGCGATGAGGCCAAGTCTCTCATTAAGAACCCATGGGTGAAGGACCAGTTGAAGCCGGTGTTCCGCAGCGACAAGGAATTTGACGATTTTGCGCAGTCGGTCGCCTGGGAAAGCGAGATGTTCGGCACCAAGTTCGCCACCAAGGGCGGTTCGCAGACGGCCGAGCGCGCGGCCGAGGACAGCCGCAGCGAGGCGGCGATGGGCGTGGCCCATCTTGCCAAAAACGTGGCCTCTGGTTCCTATTTGGCGGCCACGAGTGGCGCGCTGCGCCTCTGGCGGGCCATGGGCTTCCAGCCCAACGAGAAGGTCAACGAGGAGGTGGCCCGCATCCTGTTTGCTACGCCCATCAATAAGGGCGGCGAGTTGGAGCAGCGGCTTTCGGGCAAGTTCAACCCGCCCCCGGTCAACCCGCTCGCCAGCGCCGCCCGCAAGACCAGCAATGTCGGAACGGTGCTTAATCCGGTGTTCGCGGCCGGCCAGGGCGAGACCCCCAGCCAGCCGAGCAGTTACGCTCACCCCTATGACGTGCTCGACAACCCGTCCGGAATCCCGGTGCAATGACGGCGAAAAAAAGCGATGACCTGCTCGACCGGATGGAGCGCGGCATTATCGACATGCTCAAGAAGGACACCCTCACCAACACCGAGCGCCTGAAGGCGATCGAGGCGGGGGCCAAGGTGCTGATGATCCGGCACAAGATCCAGGACGGAGGCGCGACCGATGGAGCATTCTTCACCAAGCGATAAGCCTCTACCAGACGGCGTCACCGAGGCTGACCTGGTCGACGGTCCGCGGGTGCTGCACCTTGCATCCGGGCGTGGCAGTTTCCTACCGCCCGAGCCGGAAAACTTGGTAAAGCCCATCCCGGTCGCACCGCCCCCACCTGTGGTGGTCACGCCACCCTCGACAGCCCAAATTAAGATGCAGTATCCGGCTGCGATCGAGCTTGCCCTTGACGTGCTTTCGGCCCGCCTTCTCGGTCTCATCTGCCTGATGGCGGCTTGTCTGATTTGGGGCGGCATCGCGTGGGACCCGCAGCCATGGCGCATCGTCGCTGGAGGTATCTTTTCGCTAACAGTGTTCCTCCCCGTCGTGGCAATATACTGGCGCGCCGGAATGGCCGGTGAAAAGCCCAAGGCCTAGCAAGGCGTGGCTAGGCACGGCCGGGCATGGTGGGGCAAGGCGTGGCTTGGCCTGGCTTGGCGCGGCCCGGCGAGGCAAGGCATGGCAAGGAACTGAAACCATCCTTCGAAAGGAAACATCATGAGAACCTCTCTTCTGACTCTCTTATTTCTATCCGGCTTCAGCCTCGGCTTGATCTGGATTCATTATCTCCAAATTCCGACGCCAGCGCACGCCATGACATTTAACGAGAGAGCTGGCCATATGTTCGACAGTGTCAAACCTGAAAAGGGCGATCGCCTCGCGCCTGCGTATGATTTGAAAGGAGGCGCGTTGGTCGATGGCAATTCGGTTCATGCCTTGATTTTTCGCTCGACCGGACATGCTGAAGCGCCCCCGCACTGAGGAGGGAGACAATGCCCAGCACCAGCCCGCGACAGAAACGCTTCATGGCGAAGGCGGCGGCGGACCCGAAGTTCGCCCGCGAGGCAGGAATTTCGGGGAGCGTCGCGCGCGAGTTTCGCGCGGCGGATCGAGGCAAACGCGCGCGCGGCCGTAAGGTTCGGCGCGGGCGACGCGGCTGATCGAGGCTGGGCGCGGCCAGGCACGGCGAGGCTCGGCCGGGCAGGGCCTGGCTCGGCGCGGCCCGGCGCGGCGAGGCAAGGCAAGGAATTTTGAAAATGACCAGCGTCACCAGCGACATTCCCATCCTCACCCAGGTGGCGGTCGGTCTTGCCGATGGCCTGCTCATTCCCGCCAATGCGCAGCGCAAGGGGTTGATTCTCAGCAACCCCAACGCCACCGCCATCCTCTACTTGGTGCCGCAGCCGCTGAGCGGCACGGTGGCGGCGGCGACCAACACCGGCATCCAGCTCTCGCCCGGCGGCTTCCTGCAGATCGACAACTTGAAGTGCGCCTGCGGCTGGCGGGCGCTCGCCAGTGCGGCCGGGACCTGTACTGTGATCGAGTGGGTCTAACCCATGTCCTGGCCCAGCCCGCCCTATCCGTTTGGCACCGCCACCTCGCCGGAGCCGATGGCGAGCTTGGATACGATGTTCAATCAGGTCGGGGCGATGGTTTCCATCCCCTGCACGCCCTCGGGCACCAACGCCATCGCGCTGACCCCGAACGTCAACTGCCCGGCGCTGTCGTCCTATAACGACCTGGGCAGCTACCGCTTTGTGGCGCTGGGCACCTCCACCGGACTGGTCACCGCGCAGTACAACGGGCTCGGGTTCCTGCCGGTGTATCATGCCGACGGCGTGACCCAGGCCGGCACCGCCGACGTAGTGATCGGCCAGCAGTACATCTTCACCTTCCACTCGACGCTCAATGGCGGCCTCGGCGGCTTCTACTTCGAGGCGCCGTCGCAGCCCAATCCGACATTGGCTTGGTTCACGCCCGGCGGCCGGCTGACGACGCAGTCTGCAGTGCCGGTGAATTTTACTAGTGCCGCTCCCACCGGCACCATCTATTACGCGCCCTACGTCCATCCGTTCGTTCCGCTGTTCAACGGTTCGGCGGTGCAGATGTATCAATTCTCCACCCCGCTTAACGACCATATCGGTCTCATCCTGAACATGAACGGCAGCGCCATCTTTCCCAGCGGTGCCGTGTTCGACATTTTCATGATTTTAAATGCCGGGGTGCTCACCCTGGCGGCACTGCAATGGACCAACACCACCACCAGGGCCATGACGTTGAGCATATTCGGCGGCTTCCTGACCAACTCAGGCGCCACCAATATGCTCATTTCACCCGCTGGAACACCCAGCACGGTTGCAGTGGCGGCCAACCAGGCGACGTTCCTCGGGTCTTTTTACACCAGCGCGAACGGCTTGGTGACCTGGCAATTTCCTGGCAACGTCACTGCCGGTATCTTTGGCCTCAGTAACTACTACAATACAGTTCTGTTCACCGGTTTTGTGCAAGACACAGGATCGAGTTACACTTACGCCGGCAACACCGTGAGACAAGCAGGGGCCAGAACTTATAATCAAATCACGATCCTGCAGACCAGTTCCGAGCGGGCGATGAATTTTTCTTATTACGGTGGTGTGGTTACGGCGGCCGTCAACGGCAGTACGGCTTTTTTGGGCATGGGATTTGATACCATCACAGCGTTCGTGTCTCCTATGGTATTCCAGGGGCAGTCGGCCGCCATTGCCGCAAGCAGGATGAACGCTCTGCTCTTGGTGTCGGCCACGGGCCTTCATGTTACCTCTGCCAATGAACTTGGCGACGGAACAAACGCCAATACATTCAACTCATCAAACAACAATCAGTTGGGCTTTCGGTCATGGCTATGATTAACAACCTGCAAGCCTTCCACGCCGCCATCGCCGCCGTGGCCCCGATCGAAGGCGTCAGCGCCGACGGCAAAACCATCTGGTTCCAAGAGAGCGCCACCGAGGCCGAGAAGGCCGCCGCCCATGCTGCCGCCGCCGCGTTTGTCGGCAGCGCCCCGGAGGGGCCGGTGGTCACGCCGCCGCCGCTGCAGGAACTGCCGCACCCCAAGCACATCACCGAGCTTTAGTTAAACCCCTCGATGAAACGCCGCACCTCGCGCGGATGAGACAAGTGGCCGCCGAGCAGCAGCATGGTGCCAAGCTGGATGCCTGGATGCTTCTCCAGATCAGGATGCTTCCTTAGATCACTCATCATAGACGTTAAGCCGTCTATCGGCTCGCCGCGGTCGACATATTCAAGCGCGCGGGTCTTGCACCAAGCCAAGTGCTTTTCTCTGGTCAATTGAGTGCTCCCACATCTGGCGCGTGCTTGGCGCAGCCGTCCTCCTTGCCCACCATCGGGAAATACCCCCGCACCACATGCGCCATGTCGGCGCCCGGCTTGCGCGGGTCGACCAAGGGCGACGACGGCACCACCCCGACGATGAACGCGGTCGGAGGGTTGAAGACGCAGACCCCCACATTGCCGTCCTGCGGATTGTGGAAATACCGGCAGGTGCCGCACTGCTTGGCGCCGATGGCGTTCTTCATTTGGGACCTACCATGATGGCGGGCGGAAGCTCCGGCTGCGGCCCGATCGCTTTCCATAAATGCAAGCAGTTTGGGTGGCAGTTTACATATTCGGATTTGGCCGGATGAAACTGCAGCACGGTCTCCTCCTCGTCCCAGAACAGGTTCTTGACGAAGCACATCTCGGCCCAGTTCGGCGGGCGGTGCTTGAGCGAAACACTGACATGCTCCCAGCCCAAGTTGTCGCTGGCAATCACCGCCAAATTCATCCCGGTCGGCCCGATCAAATTGAAGGCGCCGTTGCAACCGTATGAGCTATCGCTGCCGAGCCGGCCCTCGCGCAGGCGGGCGCGTTCGACAATATCAGGAAGAACTTTTCGCATCAGGGTGCTATCCCTTCGAGCATGTGATGGACCGAGACCCCGAGCACCTTGCCGAAGGCCACCAGGGTGTGCAGGTGGATGCGCTGGCCGCCGTTCTCCATGTAGGCGAGGTGGTTGCGGTTAATGCCCATGCGCTTGGCGGTCTCCGCCTGCGTCATGGCGGAATCCACGCGCAACTGCTTCATCCTGCGGCCAATCTCGGGATAGATTTTCTCGATCCTAGCTTTCATGTCCCCTGCCCCGGCTCGCCGTGCTCCACCTCGCCGGTTTCGGGGTTGTAAATGTCGGTGGTTTCACCGGCTTCATGGGCGGCCTCCGCCATGATGCGGGCATCGGCCGCGTCCCGGATGGCCGCCAACTCCACTCCCAGCCCCTTGATGATGGCGCGCTCGTTGTCGGTGGCGTGGGTGCGCCAGAACAGGGTAAATTCTGCGCTGCCCTTCGCTGCGGCCGCGCGCGCCGCCTGCTCGAGCGCCATGATCTGCTTGATGTTGAGCCTGGGGTTGGGTGCGGCCTTTTCAGGCTCTGGCGGAGGAGGCGGCGGAGGCGGCGGTGCGGGCCGCTTCATGGCGTCGGGCTTGGCCACCGGCTCCTTGTCGACGGCGGTGGTGCTGTTGCCGTCGTCGTCGTGGGCGGCAGCCAAGCCGAGCGCGGCCTTGAGCGCGTAACGGCTCAAGTACGTGATGCTCGAGCCGATCGACTGGATGGCGTTCTTGCCGCCGCTGTTGTCGGCCGGCCCCGACAAGGAATTGCGGATCGAGTGGCCCAGCTCGTGCGAGATGATGCAGGTGACTGTGATCCGCCCGGGCTCGGTGGTGGTCTCGAACCGGTGCGACAGGCCGTGCTTGCCGAGCACCGGCGCGATGGCGCTCACCACCTCGGCCAGGTCCTCGTGCTTGTAGGATGTAGTGCCAAATTTGACCGCGCGGTTCTTCACCAGGGCCGGCATTTCAGTCGAGGCCGCAGCCATCGCCTTCTCGAATGCCTTGCGGGCCTCGTTGGCTTCCCAGCGTTCCTGCAGCCCCATCAGCTTTTCCAGCACCTCCAGTGAGGCGCCATCGGCGACGGCGCGCGACAGGATCTGCATCGGATTCGGCGGCGGCAATATATCGATCACGCGCGCCGGCCGCTTCTCTGGTTTTTCGGTGTCGGTCATGTTTCAGTCTCCCTCTCGCAGCGACAGGCGACCAGCGCGATCGCGACTAATTTTGACGCCGTGGCCAAAGCAGCGCTTGGCCTCCGGCGGCACCAATGACTTGAGGATCTTCTCGCTATCCTTGGCAACGTCGGCGGCGCCGTGGGTCTGCAGCCAGCGCAGCGCCTGCGTCGCCCACTTCTCGTTGCCCTGCATGTTTATCTCGGCGGTCGGCTCGATCGGCGGGGCCACCGGCGCCAGTTGCACCGGCGGCTTGCGTAGTGCGACGCACATGAGAAAATAGTCCGCCCGATCAACCATCTGCTCAATGTAGGCGTCATGGCGGCTTATGTATTCCACGACCGGTTCATTGGCGCCGAGAATGATGGATAGCGCGCACTGGGCGGCTTCAGTGACCCACATCTGGTACTGCATTTGTGGTTGATAACGATCAATGAGAATTTCGATTGGTTCGCGGCCGCCGCAATGTTTGGCTTCTATGGGACATTTAATCTGATCCACCCATCCATCCAGCGTGCAAGCAGCCCACGAATGTTTGGGGTGGACGACCACTTCTCCGCGGTGGGTCACCGCTATATGGTTCTTTCGCTCAAACCAGTCCAAGGAAAGTTGCTCGGTGGCGCTGCCGAGCTGCACCGGCCACACGTCGTCAAGATTCTCCTCAGGAATCTCGCCGATCATCTCTCGGTACAATTGCAGAATGCCTGCGGCGTCACCCCTCATCAGAACGGCGACCCGCGAAGCTGTGAGTTTACCAGCGCGGGCGGCTAGTTGTTTCTCGGTGAGTGCCATATCGTTTCGTTCCTTGCCTTGCCGAGCCTTGCCATGCCTTGCCCAGTCTGGCCATGCCGTGCCGCGCCGTGCCCCGCCTCGTCAGGCCACGCCTTGCCTCGCCATGCCAAGCCGTGCCCTGACCAGCCACGCCTAGCCGCGAATCAATCCCACCGTTCGATGCGGAATTTCCCAAACACTCCGCGGAAGGTACCTAATCCGAGTGCGCGGCCGCCTTCTTCGATGAGATTCTGAACGTCAACCTCTTTTATTTCGCGATTGGGGTAAATATCCATGGTGAACTGCAACGCCCAATCAAGCGGCAGCACCGGGCGCACCTTCGGATTCGGGATGCCCTTGTCGAGCCGCGCCACGCTCCTATGCACGTACACCCCGCTCACCGGGTCCCTGTCGTTCTCCAGCTTGCCAAACACGATCGGCTTGCCGTCGCGCAGGAACGGCAGGAACTGCTCGCGGATCGAGCAGAACGACAGCATCGCGTCAGCGATCTTCTTGAACTTGCGCGGGTCGCGTAGCCGCTTGGGCGCAGAATTGGTGTTGTGCGCCGAAAGAAACGACATAATGTTCAATGCCGGCAGCCCAATAATTCGTGACCCGCCAGGTTGGAGGTAGAGCTTCTGGTGCGGCTCGAGCTTGGTATCGTTGTCGCCTGGATAACGGTCGAACATTATCTCCGTGAGCCCGACCAGCAGAACCTTTCTTGTAACCAGCTCTGTCGGGAGGGAGATCTTCACTACGTCTTTGTCTTTTACTTTCGCGTCCATGATGCTTGCTTCCTTTCATGTTTAAGAACCTTGCCTTGCCTCGTCTTGCCTTGCCATGCCTTGCCCAGCCCCGCCCCGCCCCGCCTAGCCGCGCCGCGCCCCACCCTGCCCAGCCGCGCCAAGCCGCACCACGCCCCGCCACGCCCGGCCCCGCCACACCATGCCGCGCTGTCGTGTCTTGACAGTACCGCGCGCTCGTGTCAAGACGACAAATGAATTTTTCCAGGAGTGTGCAAATGGACCCAAAAAAACGACGGCCACGCGACCGCGCGCTGGGCGAGCGGTTGCGCACGATGCGGGCCCGCTGGGGAGAAACCCAGCTGCAATTCAGTCGACATTTCCCGGTCAGTCGTCAAAGCTATGTGGGCTGGGAGCGGGCGGGGGTGCCGCCCGGAGCGCCTGCTGCGGTAGCCCGGATGGTATTGGCGAAGCTGGGCGACATAGCGCGCAAGCGCGAGCGGGCAAAGGCGTGAGCGCGCGCCGGGATGCCACCACCGCCTTGTCGCTAGCCGAGCGCGTGCGGCCTGTTCTCGCCGGCAATCCGCCGGATATTATTGGCGCTGCGCTTGCCGATCTGGTCGCCATGTGGATCGCCGGTCATTTCGACACACGCGGCGCTATTGAGACCGCCAAGCACCGCGAGCAGCTGATCGGACAATGGCTCGACACCGTGCGTCAGTTGATCGAGGTGAACGAGCAGATGATCATGGCGAAGCACCGAGGCTGAGAATTTGACCCACGGCAACCAGACCTGGAGCGAGGAGCAGGACGCGCAGCTGCAGGCGCTCGAGCGGCTGGGGCTGTCGGCCAGCCTGATCGGCGAGCGGCTGGGCAAGAGCAAGGGGGCGGTGGTCGGGCGGTCCTATCGGTTGCGCGGCTACTCGACCAAGGGGCTCAAGGCGGCGCCGCGGACGAACAAGACCACGGTGCGCAAGCAATACCTGGTGGTACGGCCGCG